CGATGCTTGATTGTTAGATTGACCAGCATAGTTAATACCTAATGGTATACCTACGTTGTTATCCCACTTACGAATTACTTCAGGCGCAAAGATTGTGTCAATCTTCTTTGTCTGTGATTTAAAATCTGTTGGGTTATAAACTCTATTCTCTCCGTATATTAATTTGTTTCTGTCTTTAAATGTCTTGTTTGCTTCATCACCATCTTCTTGGTCTGTAAGGATTAACTCACTCTCAATAAAGTTAAGTGCTGGTTGCACCGTAAACCCTTGGTCAAATGACAGCTTATCCGTCCAATCATAAATTGAACCTGAACCAATATAATAGTCATATGGTTCTATAATTAATTGATTTGGAACATCAGGGTCAGGAATAAGAACAAGGTTAAACTTCTTAGCCAAAGAACTAAGTATGTCAATCTGTTTAATGTTTGTATCTATAACCAAACTAAAATCCACATATGTATTTTCTGTGAATATAACGTTTGTATTTGGTGCTGCTGGTGTATATGCTAATGATGATGAAGATAATCCTACATCAGATACTGATGCATTAAAACCAAAGTTATAAATAATCTCCAAAGAATAAGGACAACCACTACCACAATCCACATATTGGTTACTTGTCCAATTATATGTTGTACCTGTTGTGTTAGGTGCAATTGTTAATGGTACTATATATGGTACAGTTGGTCCACCATAACAAGGGTCTAATGCAAAATCAAACCCTATATTGATTTGGTCAGAACATAATGCAGGTATACCTGTACCTTTCTTAACTACGTATATTGTATATTGTCTTTCTGTTCTAAAATATTGTGTACCACAAGGATAATCACTAAAATCTTCATATGTTTCTACTACTAACACATCCACACCTTCTAATGGTAATGTCTGTGGCACTGGTGTCTTATAACCAAACTTAGTACCGTCAAACGAATAGAAACCGTACATATACAATAGCTTAAACCACGGTGTCTCAAAGAAATTTGATTTGATTGTGTACCCATAGTTCTTAAGCATCAAATGTACAAGTGCATACATATTGAGTGCTGGTTTCAATTGGTTGTCTAATATTGGATTTAACGGTGAGTTAATTCTATAATCAGCACTCGTACCATTAGCTGCAAGATAAGCCGCATAAGTTGCGTATGTACCAACTTGATTTGTTGTTGTGTATAATCTTGTTTGATTTGCTACTGTAGCACCACTTAAATTAACTGTATCACCTGTGTATTCATACCCATTATGCACAACAGGATACATCCATAAAGATGGAATAATTCTACCATTCTGTAATGTATTTTGTGACCACGCTGCACCGACATTAAACACGTTGAAATAGTGATTGAAGTGCCAGTCCATATCATTGTAATCAAGGTCCTTCAATAGGTTGTTACCCATTTGACCATATAGGTCAGCTACGGTTGAATAAAGTGTTACATCATACTCAACCTTAGAGTTAAGCACAGAGACCTTATTTAACCTCATATAGCCAGTAAAATACTTCTGGTCATCCATCAGTACATCTATGTTTGCACGACGCGTTACATCAAAATATAACGAGTTTGTGTCCACATTAAAATAGTTCTCAAAGAACGCATTGTTCTTCTTGGAACCAGGTAATGATAAACCAACAGAATAATCTGAGTTTCTTTTACCAATGTCCTGTAACTCTGCAAACGACTTGTTTAATTTAAGTGGTATATCTGTATATAAATCTAGTGTATCATAATTAAGTGTTTCACTTAACGTTGTTGAACTGTCAGGAATAACATAGTAAGACATTGTTGCACCTGTAGGTATAAACAAACCAGCATCTACAAATACTCTATCACCATCATAAACTTTAAAAGTTCCAATTAAATCTGATACACCATATTCCTCAAATCCACCCATACCTTGTATAGTTCCATCGGGTTTTGATACAATAAATCTAATATTATAAAACTGATAAAAATTAACACTTCCAACAGGTGGTGGTGGCATATCTACATTATAGTAAAATGTACCAGTTCCACCACTCACTTGCATATATATATTCCAATTATCATTTGCACTTAAACCTGTTGTAGTACCTGTGATTGGTGATGTTTGTGTTCCACTACCAGTATAAGAAACACTATTAGCACTTATTACCGATAATGATGTTGAACCAGTTAATTCAATCCCCGTAGGTATATTCGTTTGTACTCTTAATACTGTCTGTTGTTGTTGTGCCATATTAGAAACCTTTACTTACAAAGTACCCGTCTGCGTACTTACAAGTTATTCTGTACTTGTTTAATTTTTGGTGCTTCTTAGTTATTGTCTGTACCTCTGTTGATAAAACCTGTACAGGTCTTAAATCTTTATATATTCTATCTTGTCTGTCTAATGGTGATGTAAAGTCAGCTTTCATTTCGTACACCTGTGGTGACATAAATAACTGCTCTAACCAATTACCATATGATACGTTTAACCAATCACTCTCAATCACAAACTCTCTTTCTACGTTCGTATCAAACGTCTTAACTGTTCTACCTACATTTCTGTCAGGTGATGATTGTGACGTGCTATAATATCTATTGTCAAATGTCTGACGTGTAATCTTCTTTGTATCTTGTCTATATCTTGTGAATGTGAAATAATCATACCCACCTCGTTGATTTAAGAATGCTAATCTCGTATCTTCAGGACCACAGTTATCGTCTATGTAGAAGTAAAATATCTCAGACGATGGTCCAATCATACCAGCAGTTGTTCTTAAGTAGTCATCAAAGAATGTTGGATGACCGTAACCTAATTGCACAGTATAATATGCAACGTCACCATTACCTGTATTTAAGCTACTGAATATGTTCTGAATATCTTTAGGACCACACGGTAATGCAAATATCTTTAAGGTATCTGTATATCCTGTTGTCGGTGTTGCGTATGTTGTTCCTGACCAATTTAACTGTTGTTCAAATTGTGTAATCAGTTCGTTGTTTTCATTGTAAAATCTAAAATCAGCCCAATCTGCTTCCATATATTGTCTGTCGGCTGTTAGTCCGTTTAAGTAGTATAATACATAATTTTCGTCAGATTGGATATACTGAATACGTGGTGCATCAGTTAAAAATCTTGAACCCTCACTCATCTGTGGTGTGTTAGGATAGTCAATGTAGTATTGTGACATTGGTGACAAAGTTCTGTATGTATCCAATGTTAAAATTGTATTGTTTTCTACCGCAGTACCTAATTCTTGGTCAAAGTTTGGTAATAGGTATTTGTCTGTACCCATTTGAAATGCACCGCCTATGTAATCAAAATAGTTACCTGTGTTTGTAAATCCACTTGCAGTAAAACCTGTGCTGCTTGCACATATTGGAATTGATGTATAATGGTTATAATCTGTATATCCTGATTGTGTTGTATACCCTGAACTTGCTAAATACGCATAACGATATTTTATGTTCGCTTTAATCTTATTTGGGTATGGGTTATTCAAGTTAATCTGTTCCCAAGTTTGATACCAATCGTTCCTGTAGTATGACTGATAATGTTCTGACTTAACATAGTTTGATAGGTAGTCATACCTGACATTGCACCTACTTGTCTGTCGTCAGCAAATAACTGTACCTGTAATTCAAGTGACGCACTATATGTGGTACCTGTTAAGATAACTTCATATTCACCACCTCTTTGATATATCATATCAGTTGACCTTCTTAATTGTGAACTACTATTAAGACCGTTTGCGTATTGTGTTGGGTATCCAAAACTCATATTATAATCCTTCTAATGCATTTAATACATCATCATATAGTGCATCTTCCATAAGGTCAATTATACGTTTGTCTTTTAATATCTTATCATAAGATATTTCAACAAAGTTCTTTGGTTTGTTTTGGTAACCAAATCTTCCTATTGAACGCGCAACTACAAATGCTGTGCTTTTTATATTTTTTTCATTCTTAGGTAAAAATTTACCTGTTTTTAAATCTCTAATTCTAAAACTCTTTTGGAAACGACCGTATAGGTATACCTTGTCAGATAAACTCTCTTTTACAATCTCTTCCATTATAGGTGCTATCGCTTCTAAATTCATATTGTTTTATTTTA